CCTAAACCGCGAGCCGAGAAGTTAGTAGTAGCGCTATTAAAGGTCAATTTAAGGCTATCTACTGGCTGTCCAGAACGGTTGGTTCTGGCAGATATTCTAATTAGTAAATCTGTATAAGTTGCTGGTATCGAAGTAAAGTCAATAGATGCCGCCCCACCAGCCCCAACGGTTACGGTGCTACCAATTTGGATATAGGTTGCCATTATGCCGCCTTAATTCCGTATAGGGTAAAGGTTGAGCCAGTAATAAAAGTATCGGTACTCTGGCGTAATAGGCGAATAGTGTTGATAGCAGCAGTAGAACGCCATAGAAACACTCCAGCAGCAGTACCAGGATAAGGCGTACTCGGCGCGCTATTGGCTCGCGCTATCATCGTTTTATTAGTTGTAGTATTGCTGTAATTCATTATCTGCATGATGAAAGTATTTTCTCCAGCGGTTGTGCTAGATCCAACATTAGAAAAGATATTCCACCAAGTTGAGTTACTCTGCCTAGTTGATCCAGCCGCGCTGCCTGTACCGTAGAGATCGGTCTCGGAGTAGTTTGAGCCGCTATCTATTGAGCCATTACCTACGCGCATTAAGAAGGCTGCGCCTGTTCGACTCATGCCGCCGTTGCAGACTAAAACTAAATCGGTATAAGCGCCGCTAATAGATGTAAAGTTAATCTCAGTAGCACTGGTACTTAGCGTTTGTGTCGCTATTGGTTCATAAGTTGCTGGCATTATTTAACCCCATAAAGCGCGAAGTGAGAATACTGGGCGATATTTCCTGATGCTGGAGTAATTGTAATCGAAGTAATAGCCGCTGGAGTTGCATACCAGAGACCAGACTCGAAACTTATATACCCTGAACCGTTCTTATCTCCACCGTTTAGACAACGAGTAGTTTTATTTTTATTGGTTGAAGTGTAATCAAGAATATCGAACACCGCTGCGCCGAAGGTTGATGCGGTGGCTGGGAAACCGCCTGTTACTGCGATACCGATAGAAGTAGTACCACCACCGCCGACTGCGGTCGCAGAACTTCCAGAACCGTCTATGCGGTGTCTTGCGTAGTTCGCTCCGCTATCGCCATTGAACCTTACTAGCAGGGCATCTGTTGTCGACGAGTTAGCAATTATTCTTAATTGGAGATGCTTATAAGTGCCAGCAATAGATAAGAACGAGATAGAGGTTGAACCACCTGCTCCGACTACTGAAGTCGCTATTGACTCATAATCGCCGACAGCGGCAACTGCTCCGCTATCAAGTAAAGCGGCGATATTGTTGAGCATTAGGCAATAGCCCCCACGATGTACCAAGTATCTGTGCCAGTCTTGATGCAGGCTGCTGACTTGTACTGAGCAACGGTTGGAGCGGCGGCTACTGCACCGGCTGAAAGGACTGTGGTTGTGCCAGATGTAACGGCCGAGATAGTGCAGAGTCCAGCGCCGATGTTAAGAACGGTGATGACTGTGCCAATAGGAAAGGCTACGCTTGCGTTGGTAGGGATCTTAAAGGCGATAGCAGTTGCCTTGTTCATGATCTCAAGTGTTTGATACGCATCAGCAATAGTCGCTGTGTAGTCGGCTGTATTAGCCGCGCCTACTGTGAATGAGGTAAGTCCGTTATACATAGCCGCGCTTAGGACATCGCCTGTTGCTGCTGGAAAGCCTGTTGCCATTTATATCTCCTAGTACGCCATTATGTTAGTGCCGATTATACCTGATATGTCCGATCCGATGATGAACCCTTCAACGATCGGTTCGAGAGTTGTCACAATTACGCTCATGGCATTTGGCGTGATGTTCCATGAGAGTCCTTGCGCCTGCAAAGTCTTTACTATCGTTGAGCCGTCCGGCTGAACATTTGTAATCTTTAAGTTTGAGAAGTAGTCCAGACCAAGCATTGTCGCAGTAGGAACTGCTGGATCGAGTAGATCGACCGTCATGGCATCTATGCGGATCGTGGTCTCTTTACGAGTTGCTACATATATCTTTGCCACATTAAGCGCATCTGCATCAGTCTGGAGAACCAAGTTATTTTCGTTGATCTGATGAGGGAAGTACTTGGCAATAGAGGCTGAGTCCTCGGATACCTGCTGGACTCCCTGATAGCGAGTCATGCCGGCTGAGTTGATGATCAACTTATCATCGAAGGCAAAGGTTAGGTTTGTGTAAGGAATACCAGTAGTTTGGTTAAACTCGATCGGAGTCTCACCGTACTTCTTGATTACATTCGTACGGTTTAGGAATATGGCAGTTCCTTCAGAGTTGATATAGAACGCGCCCTGCTCAGAGAACTCGGCGTTCTTGAGCGCATCGAGTGCTGTGCGTGAAGTGGCTGGATCGGCTATGCAGGTGGTGTTGCCTGTGTCGATCGTGCGCATTGAAGCAGGCCATTGAACTTGATCTAGGATCTTGCCAATACGAGTGCCGGTATCTTGTCCAGCCGTAGCACTTGCCACAGTTGTGATCCCAGCCTGCTGCATCAAGCGGAAGGCATCAGAGCAGATGATGTCCACATAGCCAGTTTCTTGGCCTTGAGGATAGGTGTACTTGTAATCTGTTGTATATCCTGAGAATAAGAAGTAACCAACACCGCCTACTGTTGCAGAGACACGCAACTTGCGAAGTGGAGTCAAGAAGCCAAAGTAAGGGCTAGCGGTGTTTTGTGGGTTGAAATAGGAGTCTGGATCTAGGACTCGGATAGTTGCAGACCCAGCCTCGTAAGTATCGCGCATGATGTTGCGACCGCGCTTAATGCTGATCTGTCTAACATTTGGCGTTAGATCAACCGTAGGCTCAGGAGTAGTGCTAGAAGCAAGTGTGCCTGTGCCTAACTTGCCGTACTTAACATCGCCAATAGTAAATGGGTAGCCGAAAGTAGCGCCGCTTGTAAAGTCGAACGAGACCGCTATCTGGGCAGGAAGTGTCATGGGCCGAATGAACCGCCTTGACGGAATATCGCAGAGAACTTGGCAGATAGTGAAGCATCGAGTAAGGTATCTCGTAGAACATCTTGCAGGCTTTCTTGAGCAATAATTGAACCAGCATTGACATTGACTGTGAAGTCAACCCCTGCTGCGCTTGTCTGTGTTGATCCGTTAGGCAAGGAGTATTGAGTGCCTGTAACGCCATAACCTTCAGCCATAGAAGTAACAGGCGCAGGGCTAACGGTTGTGATGCGGCGTACCTGTGCCTCGATCATGTCAAGATAAGACTTCCACGCTGTGAATGGGTTCTTAGCATCTGGAAGGCTTGCTAGGTAGGCTGCTAGTTGCTGTGATAGCCCCTGAGACTTGGCAAGTTCACCAGCGAGTTTAGATGCCTCTGAAGTATTGCCGGTAAGGATCGCTAGTTGCAGTTCTAGGCGCTTGCGTTCCTCGGCTGAGATGTCACCCTTGAGTGCAGCGATAATCTGAGTCTGTTGGATATCAAACAGAGTGCCAGCCTTCTGCAAGGCTGTCTGTTCTTTGATCGCTTTGGTTTGCTCTTTGGTTGTCTTAAGCAAAGCATCGCGGTTCTTTTTGGCTGCTTTATCGGCTGCCGCCTTTTGCAATTCTGCACGAATGGCTGGAGTTATACCTGAACGGTCAACCCCTCGGTTCATCTCGGCTTCGCCTATGGCGCGAAAGGCTTTTAAGTCTCCACGCGCTAGGGCTGCTAATTGACCAACACCAACGCCAAAGCGGCGTACAAAGGTAGCAAGTGCAGTTGAAGTCTTTTCAATGATGTTTAAGGTGTTAGTGAGTCCACCTTCTCCGCCACCGCCAAGTGCTGCAAGTGCATCGAGTAAGCCACCGCCAATGATCTCTTTAGCGTTATTGGCTGCAACAGATAGGCGTTGCAAAGATCCTGCGTAGGTATCAACTGAAGTTTGAGCCTGTCCACCGAATAGATCGTTGATGCGTGTCTGTACTTCCTCAAACTCCATAGCCTTGAGTTCGGCCTGAGTTAAACCAATACCGTACTTAGCAAGGGATCTAGTCTGGCCAACATAAGCCTTAGATAAGTCACCGGCTACTGATACAACATCTGCGCCGCTTGCTGCGCTTAAATCAAGGGCTGTGCGGAGTAACTGTTGGCTCTTAGCAACATCTCCAGTTGTAGTTAATAAACGCTGGAAGGCTGGGCGCAGTTGGTCATCAAGGATACCAAACTGCTTTTCAAGATTAGCAATAAAGTTCTTGACAGAAGGATCTGCAAAGGCTAGGCCTAAGTTATCCAAAGACTGGGTTAATACTCTGGCTGCTTTGTCATCTTGTGCAAAGGCTTTGGCAGCATTGAAACCAGCGCGACCTAAGCGCTGAACTGTGAACAGACCAACATAAGACTTAGCAAGTGTTTTAACTTGGTTATTGAGACCAATGGTTGATTTAACTGCATCGTTAAAGGCTTTGCGGCCAACGAACTCGGCGGCAATATCGACTTTTACATTAGTTGCCATTACTTATATTTACCTGTCTTAGCGTTGAACTTAGCGGCTGCGCCTTCAAGGGCTTTGATAACTGCGCCTTGAGTCTTGCCTTGATCCTCATTCCAAGCGCGAAAGATGCCGCGGCCTTGCATCTTGCCCTGTCCTTTAGAATCGCCGCCTAAGCGTGGTGAGAAGTTTCCGCCGGCGTTCTTGCGACCTGCTGTCTCATAGATAGCACCAGCGGCAGACTTGTTAAGCAAGGATACTAGGGAACGCCAACCGCGATAATTAGGGCGGCTTGGAGATGTCTTGTAAGTAATACCGCGCTTAGCGATAGTTGGATTATAAGTAGGGAACTTGCCCTCGTTAAAAGATCGAGCAGCCCAGCCACTTAAAGGTGACTCAGCCGGCATATAGCCGCGAGCCTTAGCAGCGATAGGTTTTAGCAGGTTGCCCAGTTCTTTAGTTGTTTCTTTGGCTAGATCAGGCTCATATTGCTTAAGGGCTTTGCGAAGTTTATCTGCGCCTTTTACTTCTGTTGGCATCGCTTTGCTCCTTTGCTCTGTCTTTCAGGGCTTGAAGTAAAGTCCTGAACATCGTGTGATCTAGTTCAATTAAAGTCTGTGGCGAGAGTCCAGTCTCAAGCGATAGTCTCGCTATGAGATAGGTGATGGACTCTCGCGTTACTCCAAAGGGTCATCGTCTAAGACCTCAACTCGCGTCAATGTCTCAAGAAAAGACTCTCCGAAGGGTTTTACGGTTTCACCCGACCTACGAATTGCTTCCCAGCAAAGCCAATAAACATCGCTTTGCTTTTCATCATCTCTAAAGGCTTTATGGAAACCCTTCTTTGCATACTGCTCAAAGGCGTACTCGATCGCCGGAGTGATTTGGTACTCGTTAACGCTTCCGTCTGCCCTTGTGACCTTTAGTTTTGCCATGCTTGCCCCTTAGTTAGTTATTACGCTGTTGTAATTGCGACTGTGCCGTTGACTGTCCAAGTTACTGACTGAGTACCAAGATCGCCAACTGCGCCGTTAATATCGGTTGTATTGTTGACTAGGCAAGTCATTGTGTAAAGAGGGTTAGTCGCTGATGTAGCCGCTGAAGTCTGCTTTAGTGTGACGGTAACTGAAGTTCCCCATGCAGCCTGCAAAGTTGCTAGAACATTTGCTGAGGCTGTGTCATTTAGGAAGTCGATAGTTAGTGATGATGCTTCCAAGCCCTTTACGAACTTGTGGCCTGAGTCACCCATT